GACTTTGTAATGCCCTTAGACAGCGCAAATGCCTGCACATTAGCGACCGACATATTGATACCGAGCTGTTTCAGCGGTTCCGTCTCGCCCGAAATACCGGAGCGAATCTTATTGAATGCCTCGTCAGAATCAAGGTTGTAGAACGATGCCATATCCGCTGCCAGCTGGGTAAGGTCCTTGCTCATTACCCGCATATCGTCATCAGCAACACCGGAGCTTTTAAGCATGGCGCCTATCGTCGATGCGTACTTCTTAGCAGCCAGCTCCGCCAAGCCATAGGAATTGAGCAGGTTACTGCTCCATGCGTCGATCTCTTTTGCCGAATCAGCAAAGGTTACATCAACAACATTCTGCACCTCCGCAAGGTTCGAGGCAGTCTCGATGCCCTCCTTGCCCAATTGCCACAGCGCTGCGCCGCCGGACACGGCAAGCGCTGCCAGACCAACCGCCGTTGCCTTGGCAGCCTTACGGGTCGCATTCAGTGCCTTCACGCCGACCTGCTCCAGCTTGGAGAGCTTCATGGTGGTATCCGCCGTACCCTTTTGCGCTTTTAACAAAGCACTCTGGAGGGACGGATCTACCTTACCAGCCAAGGTAATCAGTGCCTTTAACTCCTTGCTGCTTGCCACTTATCCGTCACTCCCCTTTACCAAAGCGTTTATCTCGTCGTAACATACTTCTTCCCAAATTACCAACTCAATCAGCGGTTGTTCGATCCACCAACTCAGCGCCACTCGCGAGATCCATGACAATCGAAATAGGATCTTTCGGAGATTCATCGGGTCAAGCAGATCTCGGTCCTTTAGAGGAAGAAAAAATTTCTGGCAAGAGTACCTCCCTTAATCGCATCCGCAGCGGAGAGCCGCATTACATCGGGAACCGACACTTTTTCTTTGGTTGCAATTTCCACAGCTTTTGCAAACAGAAAGAGATGTAAGTCTGCATCAAATTCCTGCAAACTCGCACGCGGGAAACCAGCAGCTACCATATCCCTGGTAGCGCTGAGCATATTTCCAGCAGTCATGCTTTCAAAATCATACGGCAGCTCTTTGAGTTCTTCCCCATCGACCTTCAAGGGCTTTTTAAGCACCAAAATGTTTCTTTCTTCCATAAAAATCTCCTTTCTCACAGCTGATAGCTGTCGCTGTAATCCTTGCTACCCAACTTGAAAATCTGATTCAGCTGGTCGATCAAGAATGTTTCTTCTCCGTCCTCCACCATGCGGTATCGGACAACCGTATATGCCGCGTTGGAATCCATCTGCTGACCGATCTGTACCGTTCCGGGAGTAAGGCTCTTCGCCGCAGCCTGCATATAGATCTTAGTGCCGGCGCGGAACAGTGTCCCATCCGATCCTATCGTATCTCGCAAGAAACGGATCTCATGGCTGCGGAATCCGGGTGCCATCGCCCTGACTGCATCAGCGTGGGTCACAGAGCGGAGATCAATCTGGCTGGACATCGTCTCTGTCAGTCCGGTCAGCGGAACTTCGATATCCCCGCCCAGTCCCGCGCCGCTGATAGTAGCGGTCTTCCATTTGATCTCCGGCAGCGTCACCTTGACCTGTTCAGCAATTACTTCGCCATCAATAAGATACTTGGACGCAACTACTGCTACACTGCTCATTACTCCTCACCTCCCGTCAGTTTGGAAAGCCCGCTGCCGGAATAGCGATAACGGCACACAATAGCACGCGCCGCCGGCGTAGTGGTATAGTCCACATCCAGAGCAAATTCACCGGATACGATATCATTGGTCGGAGTTGCCGCGGCGTCAAAACGGATCTTTCCGCCCAGCAACGCCCCGCGGCTCACAAGGTTATCGAGGCGCATCTGCTCCTCATTGAGGATAGAATCGACCAGTGCCCGATGCATCGGGCGGTCAATCACATCGCCGTACAATGCCTGGAAGGTGTTACCGAGCCACCGAACCATGCGGACACTGCAATCGAAGATCTCATCTGCGGCATTGTCACCCTCTGAGCTGTACGCTCCGGTGTGCGGTCCCCAAATGCGATAGCTTCCGCCCCAGAACAGGGCTGTGCGAATACCCACGGCATTGAGTTCGTTGGCATTCTCTATCGTCATCTTAATTGCTTCAGCATCGCCGGAGCTGTTCTCAACCACCAGACCGGTAATACCGGCAAGGATCTTGTTGGAGCAGCTCTCATACGGGATATCCTCATTCTCCGCATCCACCATCTGATGCATTACTGCACTCAGACAGCTCAAGTGATAATTACGGATCCCGTCCGTCACCATGGGCCAGCAGGGCGTTTCCTTGGCAGTAGATCTACCCTCAGCATTCTTTTTTGCTTTGGCGGCGGTTACCGTGGCAGCGGTGGGAGCAATATCAACCAATGCATAAGCATCCCAATGTCCGTTGATCTTATCGGCAGCCTTTACCAGCGCATCCGCAACCGCTTTATTCTGCGACCAGCCCGGTGCCAACAGAAGAGATGGAATCATGCCGGTCACCTCATAGACATTTGGCAGCACAGCGGAAATAGATGCTGTAACAGCGTCTACACTCACTGCCGTCAAGTCGATCTTTCGATAGGTCACCGCTGCGGTAGTCATTGTACCGGTCAGATCGCGGACAATCACCGCCGTACCGTCATCATTTGCTTCCACCGTATAGTCAGTGCCCTTGGTCTTTCCGGTCAGTGTGATTGTACTAAGGATCGCTTTGTCGTCGGCAATCTCTGCCTTGCCATTTGCAAAGGTCAGCGTCGCCGTAGTATCGCTCGATGCCCGGTGCTTCGCCGGGTCAAGCACATTGATCACAACAATGGGACCAACCGCATCAACACGCATAAAATGCGCAAACACCGCCTCGGAAAGGCTGTAATCGTCCCACAGGAGGCTGTATCCGATCTTACTCACAGCCTCCGATGCACCGTCCAAAAGAATCGGCACATTGGTTTTCCCCTCATAGTTTTCGAGCTGGTGGACCGGTGCTACGCCGAAGTAGACCGGCAGGGTGCCGCTCACCTCGGGGGGCACCGAATCACCAGCTATTCTCTTGGCATAAATGCCATGCTTATAACTCATCTTGATCCTCCTAAATTATAAGAGCTCTCTTTGGCGCAGCTCCGGCACTCCGTGTGCCTTAACCGTAAAAGTGACAGACCCCATCCAGTAATCGCCGTACTGCTCATTATCCGGTCGACATTGCACTACCCGGTCGGACAGGTACAGTCCCCCGATTGTATCGGCGGCAAAGAGCTCACGCACAATCAGATCTGAAAGATTGCAGACATCCCAAAAACCGGTATTGTCATAAGTCAGCCCGAAGTCATCCTGTGTGCCGGGGCAGTAAGCAACCACTGCCAGTTCCACCGGGATCTGTGCGATCTCCTGCGAATACTCGATTGGGGCCGCGAGTCCAACTACGATCCCCGGAATCTTATCTCTGACGCAAGTCGGAGTATCAAAGGTGATAGGCAATCCAACGGTAACATGTGGGCTGACCATTAAGCAGGTCGTATCATCTTTATCCGCAATCCCGCGCAGACTTATCTTCGGAGCGACATTCCGCTCCAGGAACTCCTTGATATCCGTCAGATACTTTACCGTCATTGACTTACTCCTTTAAGATGTTCTCCTGCATCAAACCCGTCCGTTTCTCGATATTTTTCATCAAGTCCCGCTCAAATACCTGCAGCATTACAGTCTGTGCCTCATCGGCTACCGCCTCATTGCCAAGCATTTGCGATACCGACAATGTTCGATAGCTTTTTAGCCTTGACTTGCCAGTACGGGTCTTACCTCCGGTTGCTCGGAATACATTAAGCTGCACCTTGCCGGTGTCTCTTGCCCCGGTTTTCATCACAAAGGGCTTATGGTATTTCCCATCATCGCCCATGATTGCTGACGCCTTCTTCACCTGTCCCCGGAAGATCTCCACACTGGGATCCCCTGCATGCGGCACCTGCGGCGAAAAGTTAAAGTGTGAAAGCGTCAACAGCCGGCCGGAAACAACAAACCGGATCTCCTCCTGGTTGTCCTCCGAGCTGCGATAATCCCGCACCGTGTAGGTGCTTCGCTTTCCCCGAAGGTTCAGTGCATAGTGGTCCATCACTACCTGCTTCAGTGAACTCTTCACGCCGGCACGAAGTGAATTCCTTACCGCCGCGCGAAGATCCGTCGGCAGCACCGCTAACTCTTTTCGCAGATTTTCCATCTGGTGAGTATCCACCACAAACTCTCTTTGCGACACCCAAATCACCTCATATGACGCTCCAGCACAAGCTGCAGCACATTATCATCGCCCTCACAGCTCACCACAAACCACTTTTCCTTCTCCAGCAGG